ACGTTGTGGTACAACATTCTACCAGCATGTTCATCAACAGTTAAAGAAGTTGCACCAGCTCCGATTGATACAGAGTTTCCAGTTCCAACACCTTGAAAACCATTAATAGATTTTACTGGTCCTTGAAATGTAGTTTTTGCCATGATTATATCCTCCTAGTTTACAGATCATAGTCTCTAGGCCGTCGACTATACGCGTCTATGATCTTTTAATAATTGTATAGTGATAAATTTATACTCCTCTTTTTAGTAGAGCGCAAGAGATTCTGTAATGAAAGTGATGTTTCTGTGATGTAGCTTTTTATTAAGTAGCTACTGAAACTTCGGGCGCTGCGTCGTCTATTTTATTTTGCAAAGTTGCTAAATTAGCTTCCTTTGCTTTTATATCAGAAATCAGCTCTCTTACTTTATGGTCGATTCTAACCATATCGAGAGTGTATCTCCCTGACTTACGATGCTCCTGCTCCCAGTCTAACTCCAAGGACCTCTTTTGTTTGTAGAGGTTTTCGAGTGTCTGCATCAATGACCTCCTCATAGGTGATCCATTTTCTGGATTTATCGTAAAATCCTGTTTCATCCCACTTTATATCAGAATCTCCAAGTCTGTCAACTATAGAATTTTCTATAGCTTCAGCAGAGTCTTCGCACTTAACTTTAAATTTAGTGCGGTATCCATGAGCACATATTATAACTTGAAATTCTTTTGTCATTTTCACCTTTTTGCAAATAAAATGAGGCGGTTTTTAGGCCGCCTCATTAATTAGATTAGATTACGCACCAGGGGACGCGAAAATACCTCTAGGGTCTGATACTCCAAATGAGTATCTTTCTCTAGCTTTGTATCTTACGTTTCCAGTGTCGAAGTCACCTTCCATTGCAGTTGTTAATGGAGCTCTTGTGAACATTTTCATACCGTTAGGTACGTCTGTAATGATGTAGAACGCGTCTGTATCAGTTAAGTAGTTGTTCACTCTATAACCTTGAGGAATCATCCCCATTGATACGATTGCATTTATATCATTGTCAGCTGTTCCAGTTCTGCCTTGAGATTTCATCAATCTCTCTGCTGTAAACTGAAGCTCAGAAGGAATAATCATTTTTACTCCTCTTGCTGCAACTTTAAGACCTCTCTCATCTGTCATTGCTGCGATGTCTATTAAAGACTGCTCCAATGAAGTTTCGTTAAGATCTGCCGCTGTAGATAATGTGTTCTTGAAAGAACCATTTATCGTAGGGTGAGCTGTGTTAAACAAGCTTACGCCGTCACCTGACTGGAATGAACCAGAAGGTAAACCATTAATTAATGGTTCTACTGCTTTCACTTGTTTCGCATTACTCATAGATCTTGCTAAAGCTTTTGTGTATCTAGAAGCTAGTCTATCGTAGAGGTTATCTTCGATAGCTTCTTCCGTGATAGCAAATGCTAAAGCTACGGTCTCATGTGAGTATCTAGCTGTAAAAGTCTCTTGTGCATCATCGAATGATACGCCTTGACCTTCAGCTTTCACTGCTGCGTTTCCGAAACCAGATAACATTACTTCTTCTTCAAAAGCTCTGTCACTGTTTTCAGCGGTATAAATTTCAGCATGCTGATTTTCATACCTTTTGTACTCCAGGCCAAATAGTGCATTTAAACCTGGCTCTAGTTCTTTAACTAGTTGTGATCGTGATATTGCCATTGTTTTATTCTCCTATTGACCTATTAGCTATCTCTACCATTGATGAAAAGGTTAGCCGCACCATTCATAACAGCGATAACGTTGCATCCTGCTGCAGTAGCATCCTCGTTTTTAGGATCTTCTGCAACTCTTACTACTCTGAACATTTTAGTTTCAGCTAGTGAGCCCACGTCTAGTGTTACTGTGGATTGACCATCTTTAGCATCCGTAGCGGAGAAGTCATTTATGTTTCCAACTTGACCAATCATACTTTGTGTTACCGCCGCATCCGCTTTTACAGTGTATTCCTGTATAGGGTCGTCGTTAACAAATGCAAAGCCATCAGTTGATCCAGTATTTGGATTTGTTCCAAACGCTTGTGACGCTGCTACTGAGTTAGCGAAAGTTGGTTTTTTTGTAGTACTGTCTATGTAGAAAGCACCGTTAAATACACCAATTAATAACGCTTCAGTTGCAGTAGTATAATCGATACCACCAGCACCTGTGTCATCAGTAGTAGAGAAACTAGCATCTTGTACATAACCTTGGTCACCACTTGAATCTTGAAGTGATACTGGGTTATTTTTAAAGATACCTACGCCTGGAGCCGTCTTAATTTTGTATTTGGACTGGCCACCGATTGCGGGAGTGTTCCCCAATCTCATAGCTTGTCTCAAACCAAAACCTGTTGTTGACTCGTTTGCCATAGTCTTGTTCTCCTTAGTTTAACGTTTAATTCGATGATAGGGATTAACCCACGAAATAATATTATTTCTTTGTACCACCGAAGGTTACACGAGACTGCCTTTCAACATTGATCGGCATTCTCTTATCCTGCTCCTTCATAAGATCGTTTTCTACTGCATCGCTTCGCTCAGCATGTCTTTTAGTCATGTAAGCTTGTCTTTGCTCCGCGATCTCGATCGGTACCTTCGCAAGAAGAAGGCCGCCAACCCCAATCACTCCCTTGTATCTGCCATCTTCGATGACAGGATAATCAGACGAGTTTTCAACTTCTTCGGCACGAACTAATTCATAACCTTCTCTAATTCGTCCAGTTACGTTTTTCGTATCTTGAAAGCCGACTACTTCAGCTCTGATCCACCTGAATCCATCAGGCGCAGGGGGTGCATCTAGAGATGATGGTGGAACCCACACTTTTGGTCTCTCAGATTTTGACCGTGTTTGATTCGCACGAGATGTTTTATCTTCTTTTTTCATATTACGCTCCTCCCGTGTTTTTTAGTTGTTTTGCGTACTCTTCGAGTGGCACACCTAATTTTTTAGCGATTGCTACCTGTGACGATGTGAGTTTCACAGTTTTGCGGCCTGGTTTGACGCTTCTCTTAGCGGAAGCAACCGTCTGAACGGGTTGGGCCGTTTGCTTACTATCACTTTTAGCAAATTTATGCGGAAAGTCAACACGGATTCTTTTATCAACTTCTGCATAATATTCATCAGATTGTGGGTCAAAACCTTCTTTGTCCACTAAATCCTTATGAATTTCGAACGCTGTATATGTCATGGCTCTATCTTGTCCAAACCATGTATTTTTAGAGGCCCAAGATTCAGCTTTCGGGTCGCTCGGTTCTGCCTGTGTTACTGGCTGTGATGGTGTTTGCACATCAGCAGGTTTAGTAATAGGTTTTGCCGTTCTTGCCTCTTTGCTTTGTGCTAATTTAGCATTTTCAAAGGCAAGAGTTGCGATTCTCTTGTTAGCTTCAACTTGAGCTTTAGCATCACCAGCTTCAATAGCTGCAGCAAGTTCTTTTTGCGCTGCTTCTAAACCAGTGCTAATGCTTGTCTCAAACTTTTTGAGATAATCAGCGTCAGTTTTTTCAAACCTTGTTTCCAAAGCTTTTCTTTTTTCTTCAACCGATCTAGCATATTCAGTAGCTGCATCTCTTTGCCTTTCGGCTTCACGCATTTTACGTGTAAGTTTTGCAATTCTAGACTGAACACCTTTGCTATACTCTTCAAGTTTGCTGTCGTCTTTTACTTCTTCTTTTGGTTTTTCTTCTTGTTTCGTTTCTACTATTTCTGGTTCTTCTTTTTCTTGTTTCGGCGTTTCGGTCTCTACAACCGACTCGTCTTTTTGCTCTTCAATATTAATTTCAGCGCCTTCGCCTGATGTATCAATATCTACTGTTTTTTCTTCTTCTAGCATAGTTTACTCCTTCTATGATTAATATTCATGCAAGATATCCTCAGGATTCTTGATGGTTGCTAAAACTTCGTCGTCATTTAGCAGACGTATCTCTCCACCTTCTATCTTTATTCTTGATCCAGCATATCGGGCAAACATTACCCAATCCCCTTCCTTGCACCAAGGACCATCAGGATATCTCTCCTTGTCCTTGTAGCAGTCTGGACCCATTCTTAAAACTAAACCACATTGTGATGCAACTTGTTGTCTCTCTAAAGTTGATTCGGCCATATAAAGACCGCCTTTAGTTTTGCCTTTCATTTTAAAAGGTAAAACCAATAACCTCCAACCAGTTGGTTGTGGTAGTTTTTTTGAATCTTCTTTTGATTTATCTTTTTTAAGTCCTACCAATTCTTTATTTGGTAGTTTTATTGTTGATGTCGATGACTGTTCCTTCATTTTGCTCCTTATCTTCTAGCAGGTTAGAGAGTTCCTGTTTAGTTGCCTCTAGGGCAGTTATTTGTCCTATTATATAGTTATATTTCTCCATGGTGTCAATACCACCTGAAGTTACAGCTATAGATAGTTCTTGTATTCTTTTGTTTAAGTATCTTATTAACTTATTTATTACGCTTTCTAATTGCATCTTTACCTTTCTTAAATATAGCAGCGACTTTGGTTTTACCCATCACTTTGGCTCGCTGTTCACCTACAGTTAAAATTTGTATTTTCCTCGCAAACGGCTTAGATATTTTTTTAACCTTAGCCACGGTTTTTTTCGCATCACTCGGAGTCGCAAACTTAATGCTGACAGTGTCTCTCGGATTTTCGTCTGTATATAACCTACGTCCATATTTTTTACCTGGGTGTTTACCTGTTCCTTTTTTTGGATCCGCCATTTATAACTCCCTTCAAAGTTTTAGCTTGCTTAGCATGTGTTTTTGATGCTTTTTGCAAACCTTTAATTACTTTTTTTATTTTTTTCTTTTTTAACATTTCCATCTCCTTCTTGCCTGACGAAGACGTGAGTTCGGATCCTTTGCTGCTTTAGGGAATTTTTTCATTTGTCCTAGTGATCTTGCGCAGAATGATTTTCTACGTTTAGCAGCTTTTGATCCTGGCTTCACTTTTCCAGTCACGGCTGTTTTTAGTTTTGAACCTGGGTTTGCTCTTCGATATGCGGCTACCCCAGCTCTAGTCATACCCGCACCTTTTTCCGTTGGACGGAAATTCTTTTTATTTCTTTTTGGCATTACGTCGCCACCTCTTTTCATGGCTGTTCTACCATTTGGAAAATTTCCAAAATATTGTTTTGCTTCACCAAATCTTAATCCGTAATCGTTTCTACTCACACTAAACCTCCCATGCCCATACTCTTTCTTTTTGCAAATGTTTTTACGTTTGTAGGTTTAGGTCCCACATTGGCAGCTGCCCGTTTCCTGGCAACGGCAGATCTTCTTTGGCCTTCTGACATTGATCTTGCTTTTGCAAGTGGGACACACTTCGGATATTTCCTCTTTGCGTCCTTCTTTTGTTTTGAACGGCCACACTTTGCAAACGATCCATCTTTTCGTTTGCTCCCAATATCCACCCATTTTTGATCGAACCATGTCTTTAAACCAGCCATGTTAAAATACTTTTGTTACTTTACGTCTGTCACTCATGACAGCTCCACAACCTTTAGCTATACCACCTTTAGCTTTATAAATTCTACCACCCATAGCTTTGCTAGGTTTAGGTCCTCTGAAGTCTTTTCTTTTTACCCCAGATGGATCTTTAATTTTACCTGCACAAATTTTAGATGCGTAGGCATTAGCATAGGCGCTAGGGTATACCTTAAATTTTCTTTTCGCTGCTGCTTTACCTCTTGGGCATAGTTTTGTCATTATCTTTTTCTCGCTGTTTGTTTTGCTCTCGCAAAGTTAGCTGCTGTTGGTGCACCTTTTGCACCTTTCTTACGCATCTTACCACCACGTTTTCTTTTAGCATGTATGTTTGCGTATAAACCTTTACCTGGCA